ATCAACAAAGGCATTTCCATCTAAGAGCATATTACGAACTATTGCACTTAAAAACATAAATTTTGTATTGCCACCTAAAGGGTTTATTAAAAAATCAAGTGCTTTATGTCCTGGTGTTTGAATTCCATTCACAAAAACATCAACCGGCAACGATGCAACGGCATTTGATATTAAATTAACACAACTGTATACTGCCGGAATGTCTAAAGCATTTTGAGTAGTTCCGCCAAATATTAATGATTGAGGAGTATTATCGACACTCAAGAGTCGTTTTTCTGTTGGTTTTTTTCCAAATAATTTAAACATACATATACCTTTTTAAAAGAAGTCCAAGAAATCAGCTTCGTTTTCATTTACTGAATATAGTTGAGTTCTAGCTAGTGACATTGCTATACTTACCCATGCATCTATTTTTGCACTTGTTGTATTGCCACCGCTACCCGCTTGAGATAATTTTTTGCTCATTTTCATATTTCCGGCACTATCGTACTCAATAACCACATTTGATAATTGCCACCTTAAAAGTGGGTCGTTATTGTGATGTAGTTGTTTTTCAAGTAATAACCTCTCTATTTCGGCGGTAGGTGGACTCATACTTATAAACCCTTGACCGAATGGAATAAGCTCTATTCCCTCCGCTGTTAGGTCTGTAACAATTTGAGCCGATAAAAATCGGTCATAAGCCATCTCTATAAGTTCAAAATCTTGAGCATCTTTTACGATGTCATTAAATATCATTCTGTAGTCGATTGTATTACCTGGAGTGATTGTCAAAGTTCCATTATCTTTAAATGCTCTATAAACATTATCCCCTCTCTCTCGTTCCTCGTAAGCTTTCTCCGGCACATATGAGCGAACTATAGTCTTATAAGTTCCGTCCGTTTCAGGAAAAGTAAGTGCATAAGCCGATAAATCACCGGTTTTTGATAAATCTAATCCACCGTAACAAGTCCGACCCAGTAGCTCACTTTCATCAAATAAAGTATCTTCTGTCAATATAAAGTCTTCATCTTTAACCCAAACCGCTGAGCTATTCGTCCATACATTGAGCCTTTTTGTTAAAAATTCCGTGAGAGATTGTCCGCCCTTTTGCTTTGCTTCGTTGGCTGCGACTTTAAAATCTTCTAAAGAGTTACTTACTCCAAGATTAGGATTTGCTTTATACCAAACTAAAGGATTAAATGGATCATCATCTTTATCTATTGAAGCTATAAAAACAAAGTGATTTTCATTAACCAAAGCACCACTTAGTACTTTTTCGCTGTACTCTCGTTCTGCATAACAAGCCGATGCTTTATTAAATCCGGCTGTAGTGATAATTGCCATTAAAGAGTTTTTTCTAGCTCCGGTACTAGATTTTATAACATCATATAGGTCACTATTTCTATGAGAGTGATATTCATCTACAATACAAAAATGAGTACTTAAACCGTCTAGTGTTTTACTATCTGCTCCAAGTGGTGCAAACACACTATTTTTATATGTCATTTTAGAATAAGCTGTTTTAACCCTTTTTCGTAAAGTTGTCGCATTTTTCATACCGTTTGCCATATCAAAAACGATTTTAGCCTGGTCTTTTTTTGTAGCAATAGCATATACTTCTGCACCGGCTTCACCGTCAAAAAAAGCCATATATAAACCTATTCCAGCTAGTAAAAAACTCTTACCGGATTTTCTTGCCATTTCTAAATAAGCTATTTTAAATCGTCTATTTCCTACACTATCAACCCAACCAAACAAAGGGTATACTATGTCGAATTTTTGCCACTCTTCAAGCTTGAATTTTTGTCCGGCTAGTTCTCCTTTAACATGAGGAAGTTTCTCTAAAAATCTTATGACTCTAAGTGCTTTTTCTTCATCAAAGGCATACCCTTTAGGTGGTGACTTCAAGTCCTTTAGCTGTCTTTTTCTGTTTAGTCTTTGTAATTTTCCAATACCTTGAGCCTTTGAAAGCTCATCATATTTGCTAATCAAATTCGCTAAATTCGTCATCGTCTTTGTTTCCGGTCTGGTCTTCTGTAAAAGCTCTTTTACGACCTAGTGTCAATATACCTAGCTCTTTAGCTAACTTCATAAAGTTATCAAATGCTTTTTGTCGTGTTGAAATAGCGGGATGTGGCTCTTTTTTACCTCTATTATTTATAAATGCCCCCTCATGCTCTAAAGTCTTACTATAAACATGATAATCAGTCAGGTTTTGAGCATAAGTGCTTATAAGTAAATCATCTACAGTCTCATAACCTCCACGAACTTTAAGATACTCTTGAACATCATTAATAATTAATTTTTTATACTTTAATATCTGCTCTTTTGATACATACTCATTTTTTGAGTTTATATCATCTCCAAATAATGTAGTACCCATCTTTAAGCCCTCCAATACATAGATTTTTTACACTTAAGTGTTTTTTCGTCTTGCAAACTTCTCACACTTACCGATGTATCATTGTATGCCGGACGGGTTACGAGTGATACATCCATAATGTCCGATATTTCGGTAATTGTCCGTATATTTAAACTTCCTACTTTTTGCCATGTTTCGCCACCTGGTGCAACTCTAAATTCAAAGCTACATCCGGATATATCTCCTCTTTTGATACTTTCTAAAATGTCATTACCATAAGATACATCCGGCATCTCAAAATTAAACGTTAATCCTCTTTTATCACTATTTACTGATAGTGTCTTTGATGTAGTTCTAGCAAGAACTTGATTCAAGTCATGATTAAAAATCGCTACAATATCAGGATTATTTTTTAAAGCTTTATCAAAAGCCCCTGGAGCTATTCGCTCTTTAAATCCTCCGAGATTTTTAGAGAGAGCATTATAAACAACGGCATATCCCGATACATTTCGACCGGATAAATTAGTAAAATTGTTATTAAATCTTTTTTCATTTTTCATAGTGATATTTCCTCATAATCTCTTTTTATAATTTCGCCACCGTATTTAATTCGATAAGCATCTTCTCTACTCATTGATTTAAAATCAAAAGTTTTTTCCCGTGGTGTTATAATGTTGTGACATTTTCTACACACCGGATATAAATTATCTATATCAAATGCTAAAGGGTCGTTTTCATCCGTAAACGGCACTAAATGGTCTACTATTTCGCCAACCACATAATGCCCTTTTGCAATACAAGAGACACAAAGAGGACTAAGTTTAAACACTTGTTTTCTTAGTTTTCTCCACCTTGTAGAATAATAAACTTTCGACTTTTTTTCATCTCGTCTATGCTTGTTATACTCTTTATCCGCAAGGGCATTATGTTGTTGGTGTTGAGAGCAGTACCCCCGTTTTTCTGCTCTTGCATGACAACCGGGCATCTTACACGGTGGTCTTTTATCTATATATGCCATTTTCTTATGATTATGTGCAAAATAGAGCATTACCAGCTACTAAGCCGGTAATGTTAAGGCTTTATAAGCTTTTTTAGTTGCACTTAATGAAGCATAACCGTAACGAACTGATGCAATAAATTGAGTAGATAAACTTCTAGCTTTTGAGTATGGGTCTCTTAAAATAGTAGTATTCCAATTTCTAACCACTAGAAAAGTGTTTTTAAGGTCTCCATAGATGATTGATTGTCCGCTGTCTGCTAAATCATCATTGATAAACACTTTTTTACCAAGTAAAGTTACTTGCTCGTTTGCTAAAGGGTCTTGAATAAGGTATCTACCGTTACCATCTTTTAACTTTCTAATATTCCAGAAAGTCTTATTATTCATCATAAATACTGCTGAACCTTGATATTTTGCTTCTACACTTGCAACAAGGTCGTATATTTCATCAATAGTTGCAGTATTTGTAACCGCTGTTCCACCATCACCAGCACCTAAAATCATCTTAGCAGTTGCGGAACTGTTGATTTTACTAGCTAATCTAGTCGCTAAAATTGTTGAAAGCTCACTCTCAAGGTTTACTTTGTTGTCATGTAAGAGTTGATTTGATAGTGTTGCACTTGTACCGTATGTATCAATAGTTACAACTACATTTCCAAATGTAACATCATCATCAACCAGATCAACAAGTTCTGCAACTGCCGTTCCCTCTTTACCGGTGTCATCCAATGTTGGATAATTAAGTGTGTCTGATGTTGTATCCATAGACTTAGAAGCCTCAAGCATTGAAGATTTACTATCAAGCTCTTTAAATAGAGTTCCGCTAAAATCTTCGGGTACAGTATACCCGCCTGCTGTTTCAGTTCCCTCTACTAAGGCACGAGTCTCACCTTTTTGCAAATAGTCTCTAAAGTCTGTATTTGTACTCTCTTGAGTAGATATCTCTGCCGGTGTGTCT